TGGTGGCACTTTTAGACAATATACAACCGCAACCCTCTACGGAATAAAGAAGGCATAAAATGGCAGATACAAAGATAATCGTTAACTGTGAAACAGGCGAAGTCACAGAGGTAGAGCTCACTGCTGAGGAAATAGCACAACGCGAAGCTGACCGTATCGCCTACGAAGCACAGAAGGCTGAGGAAGCTACCAGCGCGGCACTACGCGCAGAAGCTAAGGCCGGCTTACTTGCTCGTCTAGGCATTACCGCAGAAGAAGCAGAGCTACTACTGGGATGAAGCCAGTTCTTTGCAAAGCAGGGCAACAGTTAAGGGAACAATTCGATGATACCTTCCCTGATAGAGATCGCACTTCCGATGGATGGATTGGCGACACACGCCATTCAGCGCGCCCTAGCGACCACAATCCTGATGCAAAGACAGGGGTGGTTAGAGCAATCGATGTGGATAGAGATGTGTCTGGTTCCGCCAAGCCCGACCTCATGCCCGATATTGCTAATCAGATTCGACTCACGGCAAAGGCAGGTGACAAGCGCATCGCCTATATCATTTTCGAGGGAAGGATTGCTAGCCCTCGCATGGGGTGGCGCTGGAGAAAATACAAAGGAAGCAATCCGCACAATAAGCACTGCCATATTTCTTTCACTACAAAGGGCGATACAGATAGTTCATTCTTTAATATCCCGATGTTAGGAGCAGAATAAATGGAAGCAATAATTATTGGAGCACTTGGACTAATGGCACTCCCTGCTATTCGTGCCGCTATCAAGTCATACCGATCTAAGAAGGCTCTCGCTGATGTAGCCGTAGATGCTATCGAAGCGGCAGTAGATGCTATCGATAACAAGAAGTGAACCTTCAAGATTACGCTGCTATTGCAGTAGCAATAGTGACGGTTCTGGGTGGTGTAGCTGCTCTCCTGAGATTCGTGATTCTTCATTACCTAGCAGAACTTAAACCCAACTCAGGCTCATCGATAAAAGACCAAGTAAATAGATTGGAAACACGCGTAGATAAAATCTACGAATTGCTGGTATCTAGGGGAGAATAAAGCTATGGCAAGGAAACGACCAACCATCGACCTAGACACTTATAGTGCCTTAGATGCTTATGCGATAGCTCTCAATGAGTATTACAAGTCCTTGCGTAAAGCTGGCTTTACTGAAACTCATGCCTTCTGGTTGCTTTCGGATCGTGAATCCTTTCCTGATTGGATTATCCCTAACCTACCTAATCGCATCGATAACATCCCCTATGAAGATGATGAGGATTGATGAAAAGAATCTTGGTAATTCCAGATTTACAGATTCCCCTGCACGATGAGCATGTTGTCAGAAATGTAATCAAGTTTGCCAAGTCCTTTAAGGCTGACCAGACCGTGACCCTTGGTGACGAAATGGATATGACCGAGCTCGGGCGTTGGAGTGAGGGGAAAGCTGAGTGGTTTGCTCAGACCCTAGACGATAACCGCAACATGACTGTTGACATCCTGTGGGAACTAGGCGTAACAGATGTAATCCGTAGCAACCATACGGACAGACTGTATAACCAGATTAGCTCTAAGATTCCTGCGCTTGGCTCTTTGCCTGAGCTTCGCTTTGAGAAGTTCCTTAAGTTTGATGAGCTCGGCATCAAGTTCCACCGTGACGAGATGAACATAGCTCCTAACTGGATAGCCGTACACGGCGACCATACCCCTATCAAGCCACAGGGGGGCTTATCGGCCCTTGAGGGGGCTCGTAGGCGGGGCAAGAATGTAATCTCAGGACATACTCACAGGTCAGGGCGTTCGAGCTTCACAGAGGCTTCTGGGGGGCGTGTAGGGCGTATCCTGCAGGGTATCGAATGTGGGCACATCATGGACACACGCAAGGCCAGCTACACGCATGGGGTGATGAACTGGCAGCAATCATTCGCGATCATGTATGTCCAAGATAAGAATGTTCAGGTTGACCTTATCCACATTGAGAAGGATGGCACATTTATCGTGTCTGGAAAGCGCTATGGCAGACCAAGGAATCGCTAATCCTTACTTTGAGGATGAAGATGTAGCACAAATCGTTATCAAACCGTTATCTAAATATCGCGGAGAAGTCACGCCCCTAAGGTAAATTAGCCCATGTAGTCAAGATATGGCTACAAGAAAGGGCAACATGACAATAGCTCAACTTATTACGCTGGCAGTATGTGTGCTGGCTTTTGCATTAGGTCGCTACTCTGGCTATCACGATGGATATGTCAAGGGTCGCAAGGCAGTCCGTAAGCACTATGAATCACTCCAGCAGGTTAGTCGATGAACGCGGGTGATTTCCTCACAGAAGCAAAAGCAATCATTCAAGATCGTGGTATGGACTACGGCCACCCGTCAGATAATATGCAAAGAACTGCCGCACTCTGGAGTTCATTCCTTGAAATGCCAATTACTGACTATCAGGTCGCAAGTTGTATGGCATTGGTCAAGCTCGCAAGAAGCATGGAAACAGGAAAGGTTGATAACTACATCGACGGAGCCGCCTACATGGCTATAGCTGGGCAACTACACACACAGGAGAATGACCTTTATGTTTAAGTGGGATGAATTAGAAGCATTGAAAGAAGCGGCACTTGCCCGAGATGCTTACCAAGAAGTAATCGTGTACCAGAATGAGCAGATTCTACGAGAGCTCAAATCTATGGGCTGGAAGCTCAAGGAAGCGAATGAGAAGAATGGGATTTAACTTAGATGATTATGAAACGGTTGAAGAAAGACTCGTCAAGTTCTGGAGAGGAAATCCAGAAGGTCGTATCGTTACTGTCATGCTCTCTGGATCGGGCTCGCAGTTTATCGTTAGGGCTGAACTGTATAAGAACGGAAGCGACCCTGTATGGGCTACTGGACTTGCCGAGGAAACGGTTCAAGGTCGCGGCGTTAATAGCACAAGTGCGCTTGAGAATTGTGAAACATCTGCTATCGGTCGCGCTCTGGCTAACGCTGGATATGCGACAAAGGGCAAGAGAGCAAGTCGGGAAGAAATGAGCAAGGTTGCAGTCAAGGCTAATACGGAGCAAGTCATAGCCAACACTAAAGCTCGCCTAGCTGAAACTGCTAAAGAGTATGTGCCAGTAGCCAAGGAAGATGATCCGTGGACTATTCGGGAAGCAAAGCCAGCTGGCACAGTTGATGAAGCCGTAGCAATGGTTAAAGAGATTATTGGCGGGCAGACTGAGCGAGATATTCCTAATTGCAAGTGCGGCAAGCCGATGTCATGGCGTACAGGTCAAGGCAAGAACAATAAGCCTTGGGGTCATTTTGCTTGCACTAATGTTCCATCGCGTAAATGTATGGAGCCTATCTGGTATGAAATAGGCGCTGATGGTGCATGGAAACCTCAAGAGAAGAAGTGGTGACATGGGTACATTAGAGTTTATGAACCAAGACGGCGAGTGGGAGAAGTTTCCATCGGATGAGGAAATTGCGATCATGAGTAAATTAATGAATACGGCAGGGTCTAACCCGCCTATTCATCCAGAGATTACAACTGTCTGTCATTTATGTAATGAGCCATTCCCTATGGAAGATATTGTGGTCACAGGTGGGGATTTCCTTAATGGGTTTACATGGAGTTGTCCTAAGTGCCATGCAATTACTAGTCTTGGGAAGGCATAATCAGATATGCCATCTCAATCACGAAAACACAGGGGCTTTCGTACCGAGCGGGTCGTTGCTACCTATCTCCAGCAATGGTGGTCGGGAGCCTCTGTGGGTCGTGGCGCGGGTAAAGATATAGTGAATATCCCTATAGATATTGAAGTCAAAGCGAGAAGCGATTTCAACCCGATGGAGTGGTTGCGCCAAAGTCGTAAGCGTACGCAAGAGAACCATGAGCTTAATATGGTTGTATGCCGCATGAATGGGCAAGGGGAAGATGCGGCGGAGTATCTAGCCTTTATGCAGTTCAGCGACTTGGTGCAATTACTTATCAAGGCTGGTTACACAGATTTCCAAGCCGATACTGATAAACTTGAGC